TTATTATTTGACTAATCTAAAGGTTAACTTATTAGCGGAACTATCAAAGCGAACAACCTCAGCAACTACATTGGAAGTTCCATATTGTAATTTGCCTTTATCACTGCCAGCATGTGCAACGGACAAAGTAGCACCTGGGGTTTGAATGTTGCTTGAATAGATAAAAACTCCGCTAGATACGGTAAACACGCCATCGCCAAATGCCACAGCAAGTTGATTAGCGGGAATAGTCAACCCCTCCTGAACCGAAGGATTAGTTACATAAACTGTTGCAGAAAACGGCGTATTATCAGGCCGATCAAATCCATATCTCAATGCCCAGGAAAGGGCTGGTTCGGGATTGTACATCGGCATTTGAGCATTTGACTGGGCAAAAGCGACTACATATTTAGCTTGCGCTGCCTCAGTAGCATTTGCAGGAAGTTTTACTCCAGGAAGGTCAGTTCTCGACCCAAAATCATAATTTTCAGTGTGAGAGGTAAATAGAACCATCCGACCTTCTGGAATAGCTTCTGTAGTTACAACACCAAAAACTTTTCCATCAAATTCATTAATAATCATCGCTACTCTCCTTTATAAAATTTCTTTAAGTAATTTTGCTAATTGAGAAGGAGTATATTCTTTCTCTGCTCCATCAAATGTATTTACATTTGGGACAGAGGCTTTTGCGGTTTTACTTTCACGAGAAGCGAAAGAAACCAGCTCTTGAACCATAAATTCAAGCGCAGAATCAGATAAATTAAGGAGCATATCTTTATTCTCCTCAAAATAAGATTCAGGCTTTTCAATTCCTCTATCAGCAAACAGACGTTTAATGTTTTCTAATTTAATTTGGGCTTCTTTTTCAGCTTCAGCTTGCTGCTTATATAAGCGAAGCTCTTCAAGCTCAGCTTCATAAGTCTGAAGTTGGGTTTGTAGCTCACCAATTGTTTTTTCAAGCTCGCCAATCTTGGCTAAGGCTTCTTCAAGTTCCATAGTTGCATTCTCCTCTTCATTAATTTGTTTCAAAATACGTCTAGCTTTTTCTAATAATCTTTTTCTCAATTCTGGAGTTAACCATCCCTCTCCAGTATTTTCTTGAGATAACCTTACTATCGCATTGCGTAAATGAGGTAAGTCAATATTTCCCTCATCATCTTTATAAGGTAGATGCCTCAAAGAACGAGGAACTGTCTTTCCCTCCTCATCTTTTTTACCCCCGTCTTCGATGTATAAGAAAGCAGAATCGGGTAAATCATTAATATATTTACGAGACCATTTCTCAGCATCTGAATCCTCAACGGAGGCTATTGCTAAAAATTTAGCTCTGTCGGCATAGGCAGGATTAGCCACAATTGCAACACCAGTTAAAATTATACCTTTTAGAATTTCAACATCATTTTCAAACTCAGATTCGTGATAAGAGATTTCCCAAGAAACTTTAGGAGGATTCCCCTCCGATGCCATTTCCTCCAATAGGCTGACATCATCTGGTCTTTCTTTTTTCCATAAAGCAGCCAGGGCAACTAGACTATTTCTATTGTTAATAACATCTTTCTTTATATGCGTAATAACACCAATAGGCTTTTTCTCAGCCTCTTTATGCCCGTTTGAAATTTGATTAAAATCCATTTTAAGGGGCGTATATACTCCCGTCATAATCAAATTATCAAATTCCGATTCTGGAATTTTCTGGTTATTCAAGTTGACATCATCATCTGTTAGAACAAACTTTGCCCACTTGAAAAATGGATTTAATCCAATCGAGGCTGTAGCCTCATTGGTTAAAAATTCAAAAGAGGTTTCAAATGTTTGGCTATTCGACATTGCTCCTCCTAATTCATTTACTATTATATAAAAGTTTCATTAATATTGGTTATTTATCAATCAACTTCCTGCTGCATTTTTCTTTTTTCCTCATCATAATCAAGTCCAAAAACTCTTCCTAGACTCTCAAGCGATATTCCGCCTTCCTTTCTTAGCTCAAATAGACCTCTAACAAAATCGCTAAAACTATAAAAATCAATACTTCCGAATTTCACTTTTGGAATCGTCGTTAGGTTATTCAAAATACCAATTTGATTAACGATATATTTAGCAATGGGTAGTAAATCTTTTTGCATTGTCTCCATTGTTTTTATTGGAGATTTTGTAGCTAACTCATGATTAGACGCCTGGGTTCGTAAAGTCTCACCTGTGGTCAAAATTCTAGGAAACCCAAGGGCAAAGAAAATATCATTATTAACCTCTTCATATTTAGATGAGCTTAATAAGACATCAATTTGAGGTATTACCCATGAGATTTCTACCGTATGATTTGTAAATAATTGAACAATCCTTTCGATATTAGAATCACCAGCGTTCTTATAACGTAATTGATTCCGAATATTTGAAAAAATCTCATCCTCCTCCCCTTCAAGAAGTGGGTATGTATCATTACCCACTTTAATATGCTGAATAGCTGCAATAACTCTAGCAGCTAAAGCATAATCCATTCTGCGCATATTTCTCTTATGCTTTAAAGAATCTAGTGCTGGGTAGAGATAAGGAATTGGATAAGGCGAATCTGGTAAATAACGCCCTCTTACAATTAAATCATTGTTTAACAGAATTTCCCTTTTACCGTTGAGAACATCCCTAACAAAATCTGGAAAGTTTTTCTCCAGCCACTGATACCTCTCTTTATCAATTGTGCCGTCAGGATAAGTTCCCTTTGAGCGGATAAACATGATTAAATCATCGGGAATCATTAGAGAATAAGATGGTTTATCATTACTGATAAAAGATGAATTAATCTTGATATGCTCTGAATTTCTAATCCACATTGAAACTGGAAAATAAAGTCGCATATATTTCTTAATACCAAAACTTCTAATTGCGACTCTATCTACAGGCTCAAAAGTTATCTCAGGGACAACTAAACCCGTAATTAAATATTCCAGTCCACACAGTCGTAAAAATTTATTAATCTCACCCAGATAAGCCTCATAAATTTTGCGGTCATTTTGAGGTAGGGAAGATAAATCTAATTCTAAATCTGTTATTCCAATTTCAACCAATTTATTAATAACTGTGCTGGCAATAGGGTCGCTGCGATAGAAAAAGCGACATTCCTGCACAACCTTTTGATAATCTTCTAATCTAGATGACTCCAGCCTATCGACATCTAAATTTCTCCACACAACTGGCGCTTCTAAAATTGCAGAAGTAGCTTTTTTAGTTATTGTTGACATAATTTATACTCCAAACATTTAATCTTGGCTGCCCTAATTTAATAGCTTTACCCCTTCGAAAGCTTTTAAATTCATTTTTCACATAATAAGCAAGACAAAAACAAAGGAGAGCTGATGTAAAATGGTCATCTCCTCGTTTACCACCCCGTTCTGTTAAAGTTCTAAAAACCACCTCTCCTGCAGGAGTTTTTGTATAAGTCATTCTTTCAAGCTCAGCAACTGTTTCTAAATCTGTAGATGAATAAATTATTTTATGCTGATTAGAATAATCCTGTAAGATATTCACAGCTAGGGGTTTAGTTCGCATACTAATTGGTGAACCGTCTGCATTTATGCCTAAATCTGTATTACCTGAAAAATTAACTGGATAAAGAATGTTATCATACTTTTTATGCGAATACTCTGGACTATTAATTAAGTTAGGTATTACCGCTCTACCTGCATTTCCCTCATCTATCGCTACTAGAATGGGACTAAACTTTTCAAATAAGAAGTCCAAAATACGCTCTTGTAAATAATAATTGACCCTAGTCAATTGAATTTTAGCGTGGAATCTTATCCTACCATAATTATCAGCATACAAAATAAAAATCGCAGTAGGTTCAGTAACTCCTAAATCAACCCCCATAAAAACTGGATATTTTCTGTCTGGTATGGAGGGGAGGATAGATAACTTGTTAATATACTCTACAATATTATCAGAAATAGCCGACCCATCAAACGCTAACTTATATACTGGATATTCCTCAATAGCCATCAACTCACGGTCAAACAGAGCAAAAATAGGTCTCCCAGGTAGACCTAAGACGTTATGAATATAATCATCAGAGTCCTCCCCACCATAAGTTTCGATTGCTTTTTGCTTATCTATCTCAGTAAACCTGGGATTGTCAAAAGCTGATACATGATGTTTTGAATAATCTTTGTTTTCATTTTGACAATGCCAGTTTACATTCTTCTCGCGAATACCATTAGGTACGCCTGAAACAATCAGTCGATTTCCTTTTGTAAATGTTTTAATTACTGGCTGTAATTCAAGAAATGTTTTATAAGGATAAAAAGCCGATTCATCTAAAATAACAAATGGTGTGTGCAACCCCACAACATTAGCACCTGTCCCCGATGTGCCTGCAATGCGGCAAATAAGAGATGACCCTAATTTAGTCGTAATTGTAAATGTCGAACCATTCACCCCCTTATTAGGGTCGAGAAAATGCTGTAAAAATGAATTACCTCGCAAAAGTTTAACCAAATAATTTACCCAAACAGGTTCTAGATGAACCCTATTAGGTACGGTATAGACAATATAATCATCTGGGAATACATTAAAGATTAAACACCACAAAATTAAACCAGAAAGAGCTGCCGTTTTTCCTACAGAGCGTGCGCAGGAAATACTAACATTATAGTTGAAATCCAGCATGAACTCTTTTTGATATACTGTTAATTCAAATTCTTCATCCCCCTCTAACTTATCATAGTTCATTATAAACTCGAAGAAAAGAACTGGATTTCTCAAAATCTCATATAAAACTAGGTCTTCTTGAGTTACTCTTTCAACAACTGCCAAAGCTCGTTGTAAAACCTCCGCATAATATTAGCCCATGAAAATTGAGCTAATTTTTCTTTATTTACAGCTATTTTTTCCTTATTCTTTAGAATATTATAAATATTTTCCTCTAAATTGGGTGATTCTATGTCGATTCTAATAGCTAATTCATCATACCAATTATAAGAGGGAAGTGTGGGTACGACTCCTGTAGCACCGCAAGCAACACCTTCAAGAACAGCCACCTCAAACCCCTCAATCGCTCTTAAACCAAATACATAGCTAACCTGATTAAGGAGGTTTCGAAAATCAACTTCTGACATATATTCCAGATGTAAATACGATTCACCAAACTTAAAATCCTCCCCAGTGTGAATAAACAAATATTCAGCCTTTTTGCAGGCTCGATAAATTTTATCCAAATGCTCAGTCTCTGCTACATGACCAGTAGCAAAGACTAGATTAGCTCTACTATAGTTGTTGAAATTATAGTAGATATTGGAGTCATAACCAAAAGGTAAGTATAAAAAGTTAAATTTTTTATCAGTCTCTTTGGGTAAATCGTAAAAAGAAACGGTCAACAAAGACTTTTCCCATAAAGTATCCCAGGCATAATTACCCCCTGTTTTGTAGCATTCCTGAAATAAAACAAGATTTTTAGCCTTCAAAGCGACCTCAACTTCACCCAAACCAACGATGTGAACAATTTGAATATCGGAATCTTCCATTCTATCTACCCATTCAACCCAAATTGGCGAGTAGTCTCTAAATGCTTTTCTAATCTTTTTAAAAACAATTCCCCAACCAGGATGTTGATATTCGTAAATCCTTACCATACTTCCTCCTTAAAACTAACATTGGAAAATCCCCAGGTTTCGTTATTCATAGTTGGTTGATTAAAGTTCAAAACAAATCTACCGGCGTCATTTGCTATTCCAGAACCACCAAACCCTCCCTCGTGCCGAATATGAAACACGGGGCAATCAAAAATAGGCACTAATTTATATCCCAAATTAGCAGCTTTACGTTGAACATTTGAATCTGAAAACCCCCGATAAATCATCTGCTCCTCAAAACCTCGAATATCAAACCATATTTTTCTAGAGGCTAACTGAAAATCACCACAACAATCAATAATAGACCAGACATCTTGTTTATTAATCCCAGAATACCCATGACAAAAATATCCATCATAATTTGAAAATAGATACTCTTGAGGATTATTTATTTGGCGAAGTTCCTCCAAACTAATATCCCTTCTAGCTATAATATAAAAACAATTTTCATCTAGTTGAAAAGTCAATTTTAAAGGCGCAATAATATCAATATTAGACGAAATAATAAAATCCCCCTTAGCACGTCTAATTCCAATATTCCTAGCCAAAACCTCAACCACTGCCTGAGAACCTGAAGGTAGCCCTAAATTGAAAACAAATTCATTTGTTACTTGAATATGCCGAATACGCCCAGTTTTTTCAATATAATCTTTAATTTCAGTGAACAACGAAATGTTATTCGGAGAATTCCAATCAACATAGATTACTTCATCGCATAGTTTAATAAAACTGTTTAAACAATAAACAGCTCTTTCATTTAGATTTCCTCCGTAATTATCATTTCTAGCAATTATCACACTACTTAACATAGTTACTTTTCCAAATTTTTATTGAACTAATAAACTCCTTATAACTTAAAATAAGCTCATCCAGTACTGGTATGCATTCCTCGCCCTATTAGGCATATAAGCAAATAAAGAATCTGCATCCTTTCCTTGACAAATTAATTTTATAACCTTTTTATTATACGCATAACCTAATAGTTCATTCTCAAAATTAGCTACAAGACTCTGTGGATTTCTCTCTTGAAAAACTGTTGCTTTAGTCAACACTACTTGTGGCTTTGCTTTAGCAATTACGTAATAACTTGCCCAAATATA